AAGTAATATGATTATTACTGAGTATTACACTACACGGACTTAAAATCCGTTGTCCGAAAGGACGTGCCGGTTCGAGTCCGGCCCCGGGCACCACGATAAGTATTTGATAATATTGAATTAAACCTCTTTGTTGATTTTCTTTGGAAGATTAGGGAAGGGGTTTTTTGTAAAAGTTCTCAAAAAGTTCTCAACTATTTTATGTTTTTATGTATAATCATTAATACTTATATTATTAATTAGGGGTAATTATGAGTATTAAAGCAACTAAGTGGACGCATTCAAATGGTAATCAATATTATAAAGTTCGATACCAAAATAAAATACTTGGAATCAAAGTAGAAAAATTATTTAAAACTTTACGCGAAGCAAAAACATATATTAATGATTTAAAAAATAAGATAAGAGCTAATGAGCCAATACCAGAAAAGTTACAAAACAACGTAACTTTTAATCAGGCCGTTAATTGGATTATTAAGAATCCAAAATCATTAAACGTCAATGGTGAAAAATCAGACTACCAACTCAATCGGTATTTAGCTGGTTATCGTATTTTATTAGATCATCATTGGGGTGGTATTCCAGTTAAAACATTTACTACTGATGATGTGATTAATAGACTGTATGAAATTGAAGAGGAAAAAGATTGGAGCAGTAAAACTAAATATGACTATCAAACGTTTTTGGATGCATTTTTTAAAATTTGTTTGCAGCAAAAATGGTGTTTAGTAAATCCTGTTGATAACATAAATCGCACTCGACACATTAACAAAAGACAACGATTAATTACACAAGATGAATTTGATGCTCTGCTTGAAGCTGCGCATCAAATAGCAGATGAAAAACAACACCTACCAACTAAGGGGTGGGTTTGGCAGTTTACACCTCTATTCTTGGAGATATTGTGGGAGACAGGCGCAAGAAGAAAAGAAATTGCTATGTTGACTTGGGATTGTGTTGATTTTGATGATAACCCAAAAAGCAGTATTGGCGCTAACATCCTTCTTAGAAAAACAAAAAACTACGAAGATCGCAATATTTATGTATCTAAAGTAACAGCATTAAAACTTTATGCGCAAAAAGCATTATTTCCCGGTGATAGAGTATTTCCACCGGCACCCAGAGCAAAAGAATGGGCGAATAGTTTTACTGGCAAATTTTCAATGATAAAGAAAAAAGCCGGCTTAGATAAACCTGATTCGGTATATAACGAAGAAATCGTATTGCATCATTTTCGTCACGCCTGGGCCACATATATATTTGAGAAAGGTGCCAGTGTTGATGAAGTCAAATCATTCGGCGGTTGGAAAAATACTACGATGCTTGATAGATATATGAAACCACAACAAAAAAGAGCAAAAAGTTTAGCAAACAAAATGTTTGGCGGTGATAACGTTATCCACTTACCATCAACTAGAACTTAGCCACTTAAAGTATTTAGATGGACTGATCAATAACGATGATCTGGCATGAGCATTACCATTAGATCGTTTTTCAACGATCACCCCATGTTCAGATAATCCGTTCTCATAGCGTCGTCTCGCTTCGTTTCTTAACGAAGGCAGCGACGCATGAAGATTAGGATAAGTGTTATAAAACTTCTTTAGTGTCATAAAATCTTGAGGTATTTCTTGCATATCTTTTCCCTTAATTAGTTTTTGGTTTATTCCGTTAAAATGCTTATCAAATTTAGCAATCCAGTTTTTTATAATTGGGGTATCCATCGTTCACCATGTCGCAGTAATGTATTTTATTTTTCATGTAATCTTTATAATCTTCGTTAGACGCCCACACATATATCGCCAACACTGTAAGCAGCATTAAAGACATTTTTAAATTATTAAATCTATCCATTTTTCGGCTCCACTTTTAGATTCTTTGCTTCAAATGTTGTTCTGATGTTTACTAAGTTTTCGTTTGAATCGAAATCAAATTCATTGCGGCATAAGAACGCAATCTCACTTGATGTATAACTGTTATCGTTTTCCATTGGATCATTGGCACCGACGTTATAAAAAACAACGTCATTCTTTTCGTATTTATTACCGCCAAGATGTTTCGCCGGTACTAGCTCTGGTATCCATTGATGGTCCAAGCAGCCAGCTAATTGCTGCTTGTAATCAATAATCTTTTTAGTACGAGTACATCCCCATTGACCGCGATTCTTTCGATCAGTAAGGTTTGGGCGTGAAAACTTACAAGTACGGCATACAGGATTCAGAGGCGTGTATTCACCTAAGTAAATACCACGCTCCTCATCCGACATAAAATTCTTTACCTGGTAAGCCGACTTTGAGTAAGCGCCTTGTGGCGGTGCTTTTAAATTCAGCAACCACCACGCTTTATCCTTTAATTGATTGTAAATGATGGGATCGAAGTCCATCTGCTCCGAATAGATGGCACTCGTGTTCTTGTCATAGACAGTCACATAAGCGCCTTTCAATTCTTCTTCCGGGTATTGCTCGTTCATAGCGCCACCATAGAAATGCACTTGAGCGCCGTAAACTTCATCCCAATCGTCATAAGCAAGGTTCTTTGTTTTACCTTCTTCTCTTGCTTGAGTACCGAGTTTATTTAAACGATTAAAGCGTTTTGAATTGGCTGATTTACATTCCCAGAGGAATGTACCATCAGCACAATCCAATAAGCCATCAATATGATAAGACAAATGCCCACCGAAGAACGATCCGCCAATTTGCTCAGATCGTTCATGGGTGCGTAGTTTTACATTAGGAGCCTTACGGATAAACTCAGCTATGTTATCCTCAAGCTGATGCCCTAATGCAAAAATACGAGCTAATCTGGCACCCTCAAGCGGCGGCATGCACCAACGCCATTCGAGCCATAGCTGCCTTGGACAAGGTTTGCCGAGGGATGATCCACCGAGATAGCCACGTCTTGACATGGGTTTTCCCATCTTCTCATCCACTGCTTCCATTATTGATTCAATAGACATTAGTCAGAATCCGCTAACCATGATGGCTCTTCGCCGATCTCTTCAACTCCGTCATCCAAGAATTCTTCGACAGTTTTCTTTTCTGCAACCTTCGCTTTAGGTGCGGCAGTAGTTGTCGTAGATTCCTTTAGAAAACGATGGACTCGGTTAGATGCCGGTTTACCGCTTTTTGGCTCATACACATAAGTTTGTACGGTACCCATCTTATTGATGAGTTGGCCTAAGCCATCTTCATCGCCACTATCAGGCACATCAACACCAAAACATTCATGTGCAAATCTTAGGATTAATAACCTATCTTTTTGTGGTACGCCTTCTTTTTCCACTTCAATCCAACTGACGATTTCTGCTCCAGAGTCTAATTCTTCCATTGCTATCAAAACGGTTTTACTATCCCCTTTATCTAACAAACGTGCCTTACTAACCGTCACTTTGTATTGACCGGGATCTAAGATTTTTGGTGGTGGAAATTCACCCGGTCCAAGTACCGGCATATCTTGTAGCTCTGTTCCAAATGCGAAATTACTCATTGTTTTGTTCCTCTGCTTTAAAAGCATTGTTATATGATTTAATAAAAGCACCGAAATCTAATGCGATCTGATGCTTACCGTTGTCGTTAACAATAGGTCGTCGTGATTTCGCATCGAAACCAGTTGAGCCTCTTGTAAATAAAACGCGACTGTCGTCGCCTATGGCGACAGTGCGTTTGTTAAACCCTTCACCACGAGATACCGTGCGTACTTCGTAATTTGCAAACAGCAAGAACGATGTCCACTCTTTAACGAGCGAGGCTGCCTTGGTATGCAATTTCAACTCGATCTTCTGGTATGGCTCAAGTAATGGATCTTGCCTGGTTACAGTGTGTGTATGACAGATAATGCAAACGTTCATGCCACTCTCAATCACCTTGTCAAAGACGTTCAATGTATGCCGCATCTTTTTAAGAGCATGAGAGTAACCACGCCCATACTCAATATCTGAAATGTCCTCGATGCCTTCTTTCTTGCGACTGAATTCAGCGACCACTGACCGATGAATTAAAGCCTCATAGAAATCCAGACTGTCTAAAACGACACTCTTGTATGGATGTTTTGAATCGATTAACTCTTGCAATATTTCTAATACTTGCGTATCGGATTCTGCATATACACGATTCACATCCAAATGATGCGTGCCTTTCTCTAAGTCTATAAATAATGGTTTTGGCATTTGACTGGCAAACGTTGATTTACCGACACCGTTGACCCCTGAGACCAATATGTTTAAGGGCGTCTCTACTCTTCCCTTTACCAATTTGATTGGCATAGTTTCACTCCTTTAGTTGTGTGTTATTCGTTACAAGTAGGGCAATACGCCTCACTGTTTTGTTGCATAGCGTTCATTAACCGGCCATATAAATCCGGGTAATCGTGTTTAAATATGTTCAATGCTTCTGGGGATTTGATTTGCCACTGTTTAGTAAATGGAAATGCAGCGTCACCAATCTGTTCTCTAATTTCTGTCGAAACCTCTGAAATTGCCTCATGCAAATTTTCCATATTTACCCCCTTAATTGAGTGATAAATACACTATATGATAATTGTTATATTTGCAACCTTTAAGGTAACTAAGTATCAAGAGAACAAAAAAAACCACCCATATAGGGTGGTTATTTTTATCGAACAGATTAATTTACAATTGATGTAAT